CCTTGGCGTCAGCGCGCCATACATCTTTAAAGCATCTTTGCAGGGCCTTCAGGCGTGGGGGTTGATATGAACGGCTGGCCCAACCCCGACAAGCCCGGCTACCCGGTGGATCCTGAGACGGATGGCTGGCACTGGCTTCAACGCGGATCTCGCGCACCAACGCCGTGGAAGTGGTCGGCACCTACGAAGATCAAGCCAGACTTTGCGTGGGGAAATGACGGCGGGATTGAGTTTACCATTTATTGCGCGGGGCATGATTGGACTTATCTCGGCCCCGCCCTCACGCCTGCCGAGGTGGAGGATCTGGTGCATACGATTGGCGAGGCGGCAGCGCAGGCGATGAATGCGATCCTGGCCGCCATTCAGACGGAAGGGGAGACAAGGCATTGAACAAGATGCGAACCGTCCCTGAGATGATCGACGGCCTGCGCGCCCTGGCGGGGCTGGAGGTGCTGCGCCACCATGCCGCCCTATTGGACGACGCTGCTAATTTTATCGAGGGTGCCAGCAGCAGCCTGCGCGAGCATATGCAGATGCTGCAAGAGATGCGCGTGCGGCTGGAGCAGGTGCGCCCCTTGATGGAGGAGGCTGCCGACGTTTTGGAAGATGTGATTATCCAAGGTTGCGAAGAAGAACTACCCCGCGCCATCCGCGCCTTGCTGCGCTGGTGGGAGCCGGGGACAACAGAACCTGTCAGCATCAGCCATTGGGGGATTGTGGAATGAGCAAGCCAGCAAAAGACGAAGCCGAACTGATGGAGCGGGTGGCAGAAGCCCTATACGATAATTACGATTTGGACCTACCGATGTCTTTTACTCTCGCCGCAATCCGCAAGGCAGGGTGGGCGGTGGTGCCGGTTGAGCCAACGGAAAAAATGTTAACCGCTGGAATTGAGGCAGATTATGTGTGGCGGCACAATTCTGAAAACGCCCGGATAAAAGCAATATTGCAAGACATGCTCGCAGCAGCGCCGGGGGTGAAGCCATGACTGGGCTGTTGGATGAGTTGGATGCTATCAAGGCAGAACTGGACGCCCTCCGCGCTGAAAACGCGCTGTTGCGGGAGGCGCTGAACAACATTGCCGCGAATGCGGCCATGCCGGGCTTTGAGCCAGAGCAGCGTCACGCCATTTGGCGGATGGCCCGCGAAGTTTTAGGCCCAAACGGACAAAACGCCCGCGCAGCCCTGGAGGTGAAGCCATGAGCGGCTGGCCTGATCCTGAGAAGCCCGGCGTGCCGCTGACCCCTGATAGGGACGGCATTCATTGGCTTTTTAACCCGGATAATGACAAGCCACATCCAGTGATATGGGTAGCAGACCTAGGCACATGGGCGGTTGGAGATGTGTGGACGCCACGGATGGTGGCCGAGATGGGACTTCATTACCAAGGCCCAGTCCTAACCCCATCCGAGGCAGACGCCCTCCGCACTGAGAACGCGCGGCTGCGGGGAGCGCTGGAGGATTTGTTGGATGATAGCTGGGTTCACGACTTTGGTGAATGGTTTGAAGCTCGGCTTAAACAAGCCAGCGCAGCCCTGGAGGTGAAGCCATGAGCGATGAGAAAAAGGCGTTGGTGCAGCAGGCCGTGGCTGGCATTGCGGCCAGGATGCGAGTGGATATGACGGATGGGTATCGGCTGGCTGCAAAAGTAGCCCTAGCCGCGCTGGAGCCGTCTGACGGCGCGGTTTACACGGCTGATTTCAAAGCGCAAATTGCCGCGCTCCAAACATACGAACGGGTAAAGCAGAAGCTGGAAGAGGCGGCTGAAGCCTGGGGCATTGATATGGAAGAGAAATCATGATCACTCAACTCAACCCTCCTATCCCCATGAGGACACCCATTGGCAAGGGCATGGCGCAGATGGTTATCGATTATGGCGTCGAGCATGACCTTCTGTGGGTTGTGTTCCAAAATGACACTGGCGAATGCTGGTGCTGGGGCAATCAGGACATCCGCGCCCAGAACAACATCACGATTGGCCGGGATATCAAGCCATGACGTTGGAGAGACGCGGGCCGATCACGCAGGAGGAGCGTGAGGCTATGCGCCAGCGCAGGCTGGCGGGTAAATCTCTTGAGGAGATTGCGCTTGAATTTTCTTGCTCTCGCGTTTCAGCGCAGAAGGCCTGCGCCAACTTGATCGAACGCACTTACCAGCTTGGTAAGCCAATCAGCCAGGAGAAGATTGATCAGATTATTGCCCTGCGGAAGGAGGGCCGCGCCCAGCCTGACATTGCTCGGATAGTGGGTGTAACTCCGAAAACTGTAACGAGACACACGCCGCCTGAACTCAAGATCTGCCGGCCAAGAGGGGTTGAGAAGCCCAAGCGTGTGCGCTGGGCCCCGGAGGGGTCAGGAGGCCAAATCCGGTGGAGTAAGCAGGAGGTCAAGAGGCTGCACGAGATGCTGGAGAAAGACGCCAGCTTCCGCGAGATCGCTCTTGAACTGAAGCGGTCATATGTCAGCGTGAAGGATAAGGTGGGGAGGATGGCGAAGAACAGCCTCACCAAACACAAAAAACCGTCAGAGATTGAATTTGAGGAGAAACCAAGATTTGTCGCTGTAAAGTGCTTGAAGTGCTTGAAGCAATTTGAAAGCTATGATCCACGTAAGAACCGTATCTGTGTCCGGTGCAAAAGTAGTGAGGGGTGGTCTTGATGGCTGATAATATTGGATTGAGTGCTGGCCCAGTGATCTCTACAAATGTGGAGGCGCATTCGCTGCATGAACTTAGCTTTGCGTGGAAGATCGTGGCCGTGTGCCACCGCCGGTACATGATATGGAAGTGGTTCATGGATGGGAATGAGGTGGTGAAGATCCGCCCTGCCGTGGATGATGGCAGCATCATCATGGTGCAGCGCCGGGATGCTGATGCCACTGTGCTGCTGGCCAAGTGGGCGAAGTTCCAGTGATCATCTGCGGCATTGACCCAGGCCTTGCCGGCGCTATCGCCTGGATCAGCAGCGAGGGGGATGCGCTGATCTGCATTGAGGATATGCCGGTCATCAACGTGAGCGGCAGGAACAAGGTTAACGCCTCTGCCCTGACTAAGCTCCTGAAGGACCGCTGGGCCGATCTGGTGGTGGTGGAGGAGGTGGGGGCGATGCCCGGCAACGGAGGGGTAAGCATGTTCAATTTTGGGTACTCAGCAGGCATTCTGGAGGGCGTGTGCGCCGCCCTACAGGTTCCCCTGAGGATGGTGCGCCCAGCCGTCTGGAAGCGTCAGGCAGGCGTCCCTGCTGACAAGGGGGCATGCCGCATGATGGCCCAGCGCTACTGGCCTGGGGCGAACTATTTCGGTAGGGCGAAGGATGACGGTAGGGCAGACGCTGCCCTCTTAGCTAAGTGGGGAATTAGCCACTCATAATTTTTTGAAAAAAGGGTGTTGACGAACATCGCACGGTGCCACAGTATGCTCTCGTTAACACCATTTGAGGAGATCACGATCATGACCGACAAAGAACGCGCCAAGAAGCTCTTCGGCAACGCCATTGGCTCCCACGGCGTTGATAGCTACGATTATCACTACCACCGCGATGAGCCCTTCGTGTTTGACCGCGAGATGGAAGAGCGCGGCAAAACTTGGCCGGGCGTCATTGAGGCTTCCGAAAGGCTGAACCAGCTTATCGATGAATGCTCGTGGAAGCGGATCCCCAACAAGTGCATTCAGGATGAGATCCTGCGCGAAATGGACAGCCTGACCAAGTACATTGAGCGGGCATACTACCTTGCGTAAGCCCGATTCATCCAACGGGCTTATTACCTTGCATAAGCCCCTTTTCACCCCAGGCTCTCAGGTGCCCTATGTGGCACCTGAGTGGATTGATGCACACTGCTCGCCGGCAGTGTTGCGTGGCAGGCTCCAGGCCAATCTGGAGATCGCCCAGCAGGCTGGGCCTGACAGCCTAGAGCGCTTTAACTGCTTGCAGCGTGTCGCCCATTTAGAGAAGCTGCTTCAGACTAGCTTCTGAGCGAACTGCTCCACTTCAATCACACGTTTAGTCCAGCCGTTGCCAAACACCTTGAAGGTCGAAAGATCTTCAAGGTAGTCCATCCGCTCATTCTGGTACATGGCAATGCAGGTCTTAGGCCCGTAGTAGCCCCACCAGCTTGCTACAGCGGCCAGGGTCTTG